CGACAACAAAGTTCAAGGTGATCTACGGAGATAACGGCCCAGCTTCATCGGCTTTCGTTGTCCGTCTTTCTTTGTCAATGCTTTCTAAAGAAGCTGCCGCTCTTCTTAATCCGGCTGGTCAACTTACAATCGGAGGAGTAGCTGTTACAATCAACGGACAGCCTCTCGTAATCTAAGGTAACATCATGTCAAACACATTCCCAAATGATTCCGCAATCTCAGGAAGATCAATTAAGGTAGCTATCTCAGGAACGCATCCCGAGTATACTTATTGGCAGAGGTCTTGGGAGACGATCCGCGATTGCATGATCGGTGAGTATGAGATCAAGGAGAAAGGGACCAAGTACCTCCCGCAGCTCCCCGGTCACAGCGACGAAGACTATAGGGGATACCTTAGCAGAGCCTATTTCTACAACATGACTTCACGCACAGTGAACGGACTTGTAGGAACAATTTTCCGACGCGAACCAAAGGTTCACGGACTTGATCCGTCTTTGAATGAAGTAATCAAGAAGGTGACTAAAAGCAACGCAAGCGTGGAATCGTTTGCAAAGGAAATTGCTCAGGAGATTTTCACGGTAGGACGCTACGGCGTTCTCTTGGACATGGATGATGCAGGTAAGGGAACTCCATTCTTTGCCGGATATGTCGCAGAGAATATTCTCGACTGGACAGTATCAGACATCGATGGTCGATTTGAGCTGACACGCGTCGTTCTCAGAGAAGTATCTTCAGAAGATGCCGATAGCAACAAGGCCGATCAATCGGTACTGAAGACTTCTGTCGGGACAAGCACTACTGAACAGACGGTAGGATCGAAGACCTTTACGTCCAATTACAGAATCCTTAGCCTCGATAATGACCGCGTTTACAGACAGTACATCTTCAGAGATGCTACGACTGTGCCGTCTATCGATGACACAAAGTCTGGAGAACAGGTCACTCCGACAAAGCGCGGTGTTCCTTTCAACTTTATTCCTTTCATGTTCTTTGGCCCTCTGTCGAACCTTCCTTCAATCGACAAGTCACCGATCCTCGACATCGCCTTGATGAACATCAGCCACTACCAGTCTTCAGCAATGCTTGAGCATGGGCGATTCTTCACCGCTATGCCTGTGTATCACATCAATGTGGCTAATCAGGAAGAGTCGAAAGGTGCTTACACGGTTGGGCCTTCCGTTGTTTGGGAGTGGTCTGGAGATAAAGCCCCCGGAGTCATCGAGTACAACGGTCAGGGATTGAAATTCTTGGAGTCGGCACTCGACATGAAAGAGCAGCATATCTCTGCCCTTGGTGGTCGTATGCTTGGCGTCCGTTCGTCTGCCGTTGCAGAAAGCGACAACCTAATCAAGCTGAAAGAAAAGAACGAGCAGTCCCTATTGCTGAATGCCTCTACAGTCATCAACATTGGCCTATCGGAGCTTTTGAAGTGGTGGGCGCAGTGGCAGAATAAGCCTTTCGCTGACATCCGCATCGAGCTGAATCAAGACTTCCTCTTCGACGCCTTGTCAGCCCGAGAATTCCGCGCCTTTGTTCTTATGTATCAGGAAGGTGTTCTTCCAGTAGAAGTCCTATACTCGGTTATGCGCAAGGCTGAGATTATCCCTGAGTACATGACTTTTGACGAGTACAAGCGCCAGATTGCCAATGCTCAGAACTTCCCCAATAATCCAGACATCAAGGCGAAGCAGGCTGGATTCCCGGATGCGGCTGGTCAACTTAAGCACGAAATGGATAATAAAACTCTCAAGCAGGAGATGTCTATCGCAGAGATGGCGGCTGAAGTCCAGCGCCAGAGCGCAGAAGCGGCGGCAAAAGCAGCTGCTAATAAGCCAAAACCACCTGCCAGAGCCTAAAAATGTCAAGAATACCCAAACATTTCAATGACAACCACGACGAAGACTCCTTCGACTTCGATGAAATAGTTGACGAGATGGCTGTCGAAGATGTTTTGTCTGACGAGTTTGTTGAGATTCCTACAGAGAGTCTTTCTGAATATCTGGAGAGAGTTTCGAAGAAAAAGAAAAAATAATTTTGGAGTTAGTCGTTTTTTCTTGACTTTCTTATTCGTTTTTGATATACATGCAACATAAAGATTCGTCGCTGGACGCGAGGGCAGCACTCGCCAACTCCACCAATGGGGTTGAGTTAGGATTCGACAGTGACAACGGAAAAGGACAATGATAATGTACCTTTTGCTGACATGAGAGTGGCAGCTTGAGCTTTGGGGAGCTTCGAAACAGAATCCCCACCAGTTTATGGTCCGTCTCGGCGGGCCACCATATTAGAGGTTAGTCTAGAGACGCCTCGCGTTATTACTACCCTAGGATGGCGGTCCTACAATAACACCGCAGCGAATGGAGCTTGCGACTCGTAAAAAACGCAACCAATCCGAGGCTGGCGAACCTCTTTAAAAACTGCCACTTCCCTTTTCTCCCGACGAGAAGCCAATGATTAAAACACCCAAACCCCACGGCATTGCGACTGTGGAAGAAGATGAATCGGGTAAGGGCTTTATTCTTTTGAAGGTAGGACCTTTTAAAGATAAACGCGCCGCCCAAAGGAAACTGACAGACATCCTCGATAAGTCGTCTGTAAAAAACCCAAAGCAAGGTGCTTTGGTCTAAGTTTCAGAGAAACTTTGTATCTTTACCTCGGAGAGGACACTACTATGCCTGATTTTCTATTTGATAACGTTGAGCAGATCGCTGAAGAACTTCGCGGAGATGCTAAGAAAAACGATGCAGGTAAGTTTGTCCTGAACCTAGTTCCGAAGACAAAGCTGGACGAGTTCCGCGAGAACAACATCAAGCTTTCCAAAGAACGCGACGACCTTTCTAAGGTGGTTGCCAAGGTTCTGCCGATTGTCGGTGAAGATGCAGACAAGTTTGCAGAAGAGCTTGCCGCTCTTCGCGCTGTCGATCAGAAGGTCAAGGATGGTACCTTGACAAAGAAGGACGACATCGAAAACGAAATTGCGAAGCGTATCGCCAATATGAAGGAAGGATACGACAAGCAGACTCAGGCTCAGGCAAAAGAAATTTCTGACCTGAAGCTGAAGAATTCCGAGCTGGATGCGGGAATCAAGCGTGTCCATATCGACCGCGCCGTTACGGCGGAAGTGTTGAACGAGAAGTCGGGCGCAAACCCAGAAGCTCTCGCTCATATCCTTCAGGAAGCCTACAAGGTTTTTGTGGTTCAGCCTGACGGGACGCTGATTCCGAAGAATGGCGAGGCAACAATTTACGGATCAGATGGCGCAACGCCTATGTCCGTTCTTGAGTGGCTGGGGAAACTCAGTGAGAAGCACTCGTACCTATTCAAAAATTCCAACGGTGGCGGAGCCAGCGGTGGTAAAGACACTGCTTTCGGCGGACTTTCAAAAGAAGCGTTCGCAAAGCTGAAGCCGGAACAAAAGCTGGCGTTGGCGAACAGGAAGCAATAAGTCTTTCGACAACGAAACACTTTTAACGCCTTTTTAGGAGAATACCCATGGCTCTAACTCTTTTGGAAGCAAACAAGCTGAATGACGGCGATGTCAAGAAGTCCGCTATCATCGAAATGTTTGCTGCGAACAGCGACCTTCTTCGTGTGATGCCTTTCGAAGACGTTCCGGGCGGATCGCTTTCTTACACGAAGGAAGGTAAGCTTCCGGGTGTTGCGTTCCGTGGCTTCAATGAGAGCTACACTGGCTCTGAAGGCGTGATGAATCCTGAAGTCGAAGTCCTGCGCATCGCTGGTGGTGAGCTTGACGTTGACAAGGCGATCATCAAGACTCGCGGCGAGCAGGCTCGTACAACTCAGGAAGCTATGAAAGTCAAGGCGATGGCTCTTGCCATCAGCGCCAAGATGATCAACGGCGACTCGGAAGTCAATCCGCGTGAATTCGACGGTCTGCGCAAGCGTATCGTTGGCTACCAGCTTGTCCCTGCGAACCTGACGGCTCCTGCCGCCAACTCGCCTCTGACCCTCGAAGCTCTGGACGAAGCAATCGACCGCGTTGACGGTGCAACACACCTGATCATGTCGAAGACAATGCGCAACAAGCTTTCGTCTGCCGCTCGTAACGGAGTCGGTGGCGACATGGACTTCACGCTTGACGAATTCGGTCAGCGCGTGGCAATCTACAACGGCCTGCCAATCCTTATCGTTGACTACGATCAGGACGGCGCGAAGATCATCGACTTCAACGAAGCTGGTCCGGGCGCTGGCACAAGCTCGCAGTCTATCTACATCGTCTCCATCGGTTCAAACAAGGTCACTGGCCTTCAGAACGGCTCGATGGATGTGAAGGACCTTGGCGAAATCGACGCCGCTCCTGTGTACCGTACCCGCGTTGAATGGCTGGTCGGTATGGCGATCATGCACGGACGCGCAGCTGCTCGTATCTGGGGTATCACCAACGGCGCTGTTACAGGCTAATCGGTAGCGGTCTACTGACCGCTTCCTTCAACTCAATTCTTTTTGGAGAAAAACACATGGCTCGTCTAAATTCCAAGGTTCACCGCTCGCTTGATGCGGCAAGCAAAATCACTCTTCGCCCTGAAGCTTCGGCTGCTCTGGTTGCCGCTGCAACGGTGAACGAAGCTGCTGTGTCTCTCGATGCTCTTGCGTCGTATTGGGACTCAGGTGTGATTCCGGCCTGCGAGCTTGAAGCATGCGTCTTCGTGAACACATCGGCCAAGACAACGAACGAAGCCTATCAGGTCGCTCTCGAAGTGGCTGACGATGCGGCTTTCACAACGAACACCAAGGTCCTTTTGACCTCGGCTGATTTCGCTGGCAAGACAGGGCTTCTGGTCCTTCCTCTTGACGTTCCAACACTTGTGAAGCTGGCTCCTACAGCAAAGTACATTCGCATCAAGGCGATTGTCGCTGGCGCTGCTCCGTCGCTCGACTACTTCGCGTGGCTGCTGCACTCGTAATAAAGAGGGCTTAGGCCCTCTTCATTCTAAACTCTAAACCCGAAAGAGGAAAAGTATGTCACTTGTGAAAGTATGGTCGCCTGAAGGCGAAATGTTCGAAGTTAGCGTAGCGAATCGCAATGATCTCGTAACGCATCTCGGATGGTCTGTCAACGAAGTCGCAAAGCCGAAGTCATCGGCAAAGCCCGCTGCACCAGCTCCGGTCGCTGAAGAGCCGAAGGCAGAAGAAGCGTCTGAAGAAACAAAGACTGAAACTGCGGCTCCACGCAGAGGTCGCCCACCAAAGGCAGCTGACGCAAGCGAGTAATATCCGCCAATAAATAACTCAAAAACTTAGGTGAAGCCGTGAGTGAACTTTTTATTTCTCGACCTCTGTCTACTGAGAAAATAGGAGTCACAGCGGCTTCTGTTGCTTCCACAGTAGCCACGTCCCCATCGTTTGTTAGGGTAATAACAGACCGCAACGCCCATGTCAGAATAGGTAGCGATGCGAGCGGAGCAACTGTGGACGACATGTTGATCTACGCATTCCATCCAGTATTCTTCAATATCGCTTCCGGTGAAAGCATCAAGCTTATTCGGAAAACTGGCGAAGTTGATGGAGAGGCTTGGATCACCCTTCTATCGCAAGGATAAGCCATGAATTTCTCCCAGATTTTTCAAAAAGTAATTACAGATTGGCTGCGCGGAACACCAACAACTCCGCCTACTTCTCTTCTTATTGGGCTTTCAACAGCTAACCCACTTATGAACGGTGCTGGAGTAGTCGAGCCGCCATCTCCGAACGGATACGCACGTCAGGCTATCACTTTTGGCGCTGAAGTTTTCGTGAATGGAACGGGAAGTACTGTGAAAAACTCTGCTCCAATCGTTTTTGGACCTGTCACAAACGCTGATTGGAACCCGATCACTCACGTATGTGTTTACTCCCAATCCGGTCAACTACTTCTACAAGGCGCTTTGGCGTCTCCAACCGTAATAACTGTCGGCGGGAGCCTCCCTATCGCTATCGACGCGTTGCAGTTTCTGGTAAGATAATATGTCAAGCCTGAACCCTAATCAAAATAGGGCTGGACTTGTCGGTGAAGGCCTAGTTTTTATTTCTGTCGTAGTA